TGCGCGAACTCACTATCTGCCAGGCCAAGACGCTTCATCACCGCTTCAAACATGCGTTCACGGCTGATGGCTGTGATTTCAACGCCGTTCTTGCCGACTTTCACACCGGAATAAGCGAGCCGGGATATTGCCGGAAGTTTGCGCGTATCAGGGAAGTAAGGCTGGCCAATGCCGTCACCGTTGCAGCGTGGGCATTCAAGGTTTGGCTCTTTGTTGTGGTCGTAACCGTAACCACCAGAATCCTCTGGTTCACGTCTGTCACGTTCAACAGCCTCGAGTCTTTTCTCTTCGAACTCCACGGCATCACGCCACTGATAATGGTGACCAAAGCCCCAGCAGTAACGGCACGCGCCCCGGCGATATTGTGAAAGCTGGTTTGCATCGAAAGTAGCGAGTTGCCACATCTGAGCGAGGACTTCATCAGCACTGCCAAGCGTGCGCGCAATGGAGGCTTTCTGCTGCTGCGCAATGGCCTGCGCAACGTTAGGATTCGCTATGAGCTGGCGGCCGTAGTTCGGGTCGCTGTATCCAGCTCGCTCTGCGGCTGCCGTGGCATTCTGATCCTTAATATATTCAGCAATGAAGAGCTTTATCTTCGGGCTCAGGTTGCTGTCCACCAACTCCTCTGCGCATTTTTCGGTTTGCGCACTGCGGAATTTCTTTTGCGCATTTTTTTGCACGAATTGCGCAGAGGGCTTTTTGATGTATCGGCGGGCGGTTGCGTAATTCAGTCCCTGCGCTTCACACCACTCTTTCGGTGATACGCCAGTTACGGCATGTTCGGACAGGAACCGTCGCTGAAGCTCGCTCCAGTCCGGTTTTGCCATAACTTCCTCTGGTTTTAACGATTCAAGTAATACATATTAGTATTCGGATCGATGAGACACTCGCTACAGCCCAATTAGTAAGCAAGTTTCATCAAACAAACTCTGTTAGAGGAATACTATGCCTGGATGGATCGATAATTTAATTTTGAAAATATTAGGTACCGAACCACTTATCAAAATTATGTATTCAATCTTTTTTTTCTTCATGGGTATGATTTTTGCACCAGAAAGTGTCTATCAATTAGTAGCAAGTCGGACAGGCGTTTCTTGGGCATGGATCCCAATATTCTACGCATCATCTTTTGTTCTTACTGATGCATTGCAAAGAGTTATAAATGCGACATGGTCCTTTGGAAAAGAGATGCTCCGCTTTTTGCTACTCGATTATTTCAATCGTAAAAATGACGAAGATACTGCTCAACAACTCCTACATTTAAACGAAATGGAGCGTGTAACTCTGCGTGTTTTCTTGCAAAGTAACTCTCAAACTGCTCGATTTCCATCAAACAACGTAGGAATAGTTCAGTTAAAAAGAAAAGGCTTAGTTGTGCGAAAAGAAGAATTTGAACACAGCACCGATAGCGAGAATGCCCTGATAGAGTATTTCATCCCACATGATAAATGGGAAGTTATGATATTGATAAAGCATCGTTTCGGAATTTAGGTTAAATATTATCTGAGACACTGAGTTTTTATATAACTCTGTAAATAGCCAACCTGCTTTGTTACTGTGACAATTCGCTCTCTGAGGGTGAAATAATCCCGTTGAGCGGAGTCTGTAAGTCGGGCGCTGGAAGCATCGCCCAGGCTGCCGGTAACGGTCGTTCCAGTGGTTGGACATTTTGCGTTGACACGCAGCCCGCACTGGCCAGAAGAAACACAGCGCTGCAGATCATCAAGCTGCTTTTTCGCATCTGCTAAATCCTTCGTATATTTTTCATCAAGCGCAGCTACGTCACGCTGGCGAGTCTGCATGTCTTTGATGGTGGCGTTCGCTAGGGTGAACTGCTCAGCTGCCTTATCACGCTGGCCTTTGTAAGTGATAGCGTTGTCGCGATAGTGGTTAACCGCTAAGGCCATCGAGACCAGCAGGCAGATAACTATAATGCTGATGATTGCGTTTAGACGGATCACCGGTCTATCCCCCAGCACGCCAGCGCGCTTTCCTGATCACGTCGCTCCACCTGACCGTAACAGCCGTTCTTCTTGCCTTTCGTCAGCCGGCAGTCTCTACCGCCATCCATAATCCACCAGCGAATAGCCTCACAAGCCCCCGTTTGATCGCCAGCGTTGATCCGCTTATAGAACGTAGAGGGGAAACATTTGCCGGGGCCAATGTTGTAAGGACAAAACGATGCGATCCCCGCTTTCTGTGGTTCAGTCAGCGGTACATTGATATTGCGTTCAACCCAGGCGAGGGCTTTATCACGCTCAATAGCATTCACCTGATCGCATTTCGGCTGCGTCAACTTCATGCCCTTCTCAACACGCTTTCCATCCACCAGCGTGGCGCCGCGGCAAATTGTCCAGATCCCGGAACCATCTTGATAGGCAGTCGTGCTGTTACCCTCTTTCTCATTCAAGAACTGATCGAGGATGACAGATGCCGGTGCGCCAGCGAGAATCAGTCCCAGAACGGCAGCACTCAGCTTTGCTCTGTTTCCCATTATTCACCTCGCGCGGCCTTACGCCGATCCTCTTTAATTTTGAAATATAGGTTTGTCAGGTATGTCAGGAAACCGAAAAGGAGGCTGCCAAGGACGCCTAAAGCAGCCCATTGAGATGGACTGACCTTATCGAGCACTTGGAACAACCAGAATCCGGCATTCCCGGCTGATGCCCCATAAGCAATACCCGTTGTTAGTTTGTCCATGCGATACATGCTCTCACCTCGCGTCGTTAGCGGGTGTTGAAAGTTATAAGACGATTAGCCGTTATGACTAAAGCTGAGGGGGTGTTCTACCGATAATGATTTGAACATTTACTCTAGGAATTTTTTATGCAGACAGTCTCTACTTACAAAGACCTTGCAAACGCAATAGTCTGTGGTTCAAACAAAATAGAAGTCACTGGTGATATAACGAAGGGTACGGTAAAAATCGTCGCCAGCGGCGCAATTACATGGGCTATTGCTATTGGCGCAATTAGCATCGCGTACGCAGCATTTGCTATGACACCCGCGACGGGAGGAACTAGTTCCGCATTATCAATGATTGCTGCACCGGCTGCAGTAGCCAGCATTGGATTACCAGCAACCACGGCAGCAATTGCGATTGCGACTGGAGCAGGGTCCATATCGGCCATTAAAAAATTAAGACAATATAAAATCGAATCACATGAAGATGGTAAAGCGATTTTAGTAAAAAGATAATTACGGAAGAACCACACAGGAACAGATGTGTGCTTTGGAAAGACATAAAAAAGCCCCGCGGGGTTAACCGCAGGGCTTATAACGAATGCACTTATCCATCGTTAGAGTCAAAATAACACAGCTTCGGGAAAAGTAAATAGCTCACGATAAAATAGATTGCCATTTACTGACGCCCTACTTTGTTATCTGTTTGAGTTGTGCCTCAGCCCACGCTTCTTCGATATCAAATTTAGTGATCAGCTGATCGTAGAACGGTTTAACCGACTTTTTCCATGTATCCAGGGTGATTGCTTCAGTTATCTGGCAAACAGCTGCATACGCCTCAGTCGAAGGGATTCGTTCATAGCCGCGCCCACTGCAGCGTTTGCAATCGGCCAGAACCGGTACGCCCTGCTTATCGGTGAGCTCTTTGTTAACCGCTTTACCGCGGCCACGGCAGTCGCTGCACGCGCAGCTAACCACCTTTTTCCCGCAGCAGGCTGAGCAGAGAACACGAACAACCTCTTTAACCTGGCGCTTCACTTCAAAATCGCTCGGAGATTGCTTCAGGTCTTTTGCGAACTGTGGGAGTTTCATGGTGTAGTGCGAATTCATCGTGAACACATCGGCCTCGATAAAGCCCTCACCTAAGCAGCAGTCACACTGCTTTACGCTGGCGGCGCTACGCGAGTAATCCTCGAAAGCGAAGGTAGCAAGCTGATGCATAACTAGCAGTTTAACTCTGGCATCCAGCTTACGTAACGCAGCAACCTTATCGCACTTTGTCAGCGCATACTGAGCCAGGAGAACGATGGCCCTCTCCCGATCATTCTGGCTGATGCCCATCTTTCCCAGGAAGGCACTGTACCCCATAGCAGCACGCTCCTGAGTCATCCCCATCGCTGCCATGATATCGCTTCCGGTTAAAGAATCTGAGGCAGTTGCGCGCGGGGAGTCGCTGAGCAGGGTGGATTTTGCGAAGTGGTATTTCACTGTATTTTCAAGATTCATGCAGCAGCTCCTGCCATGTGGTAAATGCGAATAAAGTTGTGAAGGATGCGATAGTCCACCAGCACCGAACCGGAGCGCCGATAAACACGGAGACGTTGCCAACGTATGCGGAAAATTTCGACCAGTTCTGGACTCATACGGCCTCCAGTTCTGTAATAGTCAACTCGAGCTTTCCACCTTTGACGATCGGCATTTTCACAACGCGATAATCGACCACCTGGCAATCATCAAGCCAGAATCCAGCCCTCGTGAGCGCGTCAAATGCCGCCTTCTGCAGGTTATCCAAATCGCGGCGCCGGCGATCGGGCATGTGGCATTCGATGCGGAGTTTGAGCGGTACAGCCGTGCGGATATTCAGCAGACTTTTGCGAACAATAATGGCCACGGCGTTCCGGTAGGCGACGCCTTCGGCGCTTATATGCGTACGCCCTCGGTTGTGTCGGTAATAGCGATTGTTGCTCGGCGGCCAGGGTAAGGTAATTCGGTACGTATTCACTGTTACCCCCACATCCGGTTACGCCAGCGGCTATCAGGGCGCGCTGGGGTGTTTGATGTTGGCAGGTACGCACTGACGGTCCAGGTCACGAAATCCGGGTTTAAGCTGCGCTCAACACGCACGCCCCGCGCTTTATAGCGGCGTAGCAGTTCATCTGCTTGCTCTGTACTGCACTGGGTATGATGGAACCACGTAAATTTCATCCCCATCACCCCGCGAAGCCAAGCAGCTGAGCGGCGACATTTTCGGCCTCGTCACAATTGCGGAATGAACGAGACAGAATCCAGCGCCATAGGACATCGAGCGCAGCTTTATACAGCTGTTGGAACTCATGCTCGTCCATGTTGGCAAAAGAAATACTGCGAGGGTGTTTTCGAAGAGTGCCGTCGGGCAGTTGGATGGCATCAAAGTGCCCTGCCTCGACGATCACCCATGAACGGTAAGCATCGAAGGATTTGCACAGGCTAATGCCATTTGTGACGCGCCGATACGCAACCTGTTCCAGATACTGCTCAGCAGCATCGATAAGCGCACCCTCATTCCCGCCATAAGAAGCCAGGAATTTTGCGTAGCCATTGATCAGCTTCCGCTCGTTACTTGAGATAGCCCCGCCGGTTGGTTCCCAGTATTCAAAACCAAGATTGAGAAGCGCGAAAAAGCGCCGGTGAAATGCCGGGTTTCGTACCCGCCTGAACTCGGCAACAAGAACATCGCCGAGCCGGGTTTTTGATTGCAGGATATCGCTGGTCTCGGGCGTAGCCGGGATCAGTATTCCTGAATGGTGTTTAATAAGTTGTAATTCTAGCGCCATGGTTCTCTCCGTGGCGCATCAGGTATAGGGTGTT